ACCTTAAACCCTTCTTGGAACTTATGAGGTCTTGAAGCATATACTGTTTGACTTGGTGTGTGGATCAATTTATGTTTGAATATATCATCCTTTTCATTACTTATCAATGTCGCTTTTGTATATTTATGTAAATCACTGCTGGTTTTTACATCAAACTTACGTAGACTTGTATCATCGACCGTTTTCGATAATATATTTTGAACAAGTTGATTATATAATAATGGAATATATTTGCGTTTCTTTGAGACAACAGAGCTAATATATTCTCTCTTTTTCCATATTCCTGATACATTCATATTTTTATAAAATGTACAATTTTGAATTATATACCAAGTAAAACTTGATCCAATCTTTTTGAAATATTTTTTCGCAGTATGTATATCCAAATGTATTATTTGCAATCCTGTTATTATTTCAATCAACAAATTTCTGTCAGCATAAGACATCCAATTATCTGGTGTAATAAATAACAAATATCCATTTGGCTTTAATTGTGATAATGCCTTTTCAATAAAATCCTTAATTAAATTATGATTCTTGGATGCTCTTTTACCATTTTCCAACAATTTTGCATAAGGAGGATTTGCCACAATTAAATCGTATTTTTTTGGGTTATTATATTTAATAAAATCATGATTGGTTATGTTCAGGTTATATTTTTCATGACAGAACACTTTGCGCACATTATTCAATCTATCTTCATTAATATCATTGAATTCCAATACATCTTCTAATATCGTTTTCATGCTGTGATATTTCAATAATTCATATAAAATTGGAATACTAAAATTTCCATTTCCACAACAAGGATCCAATATCGACAAATCACTTTTACACCATAAATCGTTTGGTATTTTATTGATCATTTCACTAATACAACGAATCGGTGTTGGTTCATCATTGCTTGATTTATATGTGCTCTTATCCACATTCAATATTTCATCATAATATTTGGTGAGTTCCTCCATGGTTGATGTTTCGACAGAAGGATAAATATCATCTTTTAATATTATAGGTTGTGTTTCAGTAACAGCAACAACCACCGGAACAGGAGGAGTAGAAGCAGGTATATCTTCATCATCATCCATAATTAATACAGGTCTTATTTTCATTTTTTTACGTTTCATTTTTTTGATCGGCATACCTGAAGATTCATATTCTGTTATTTTGATTTCTATATTAGATGTATTCGATGATATTAGAATGCATTCATCGTTGTTAAAAAGTTGTGTATTTTCAATCATTTGAGAGGAATTTTCCGTCATTTTTTGTTTATATTAAGAAATATATAATTTATAATTAAATCAATTTTATTATAAATTATATTGATTTTGTATACGATTATCTCAATAATCGTTTCAACAATTTAAGTATTTTTATTATTTTGTTGAACTGAAACACTTAGAAATTTTATGTTAACTAAAATAAATAACATGAACAAACTACCGAAAATAGAAAAATTAAAAAAGAAAAGAGTAGTAGCTATAATTGATAATGATGAACCGGATGAGATTGCTGTCTCTGAGAAAAATACAAATATTCGTTTTCCTGAAATAAAAGTGAAAATTGTAAAAGATGTCGATTTAATTGTTGACTATCCCAAAAGAGTGATACCATTAAATAATGTTGATAAATTCTTTAATTAATTCTTGTTTTGACAATATATTATTCAATTGAACTTAAAGAAACAACGCAAAGAAAATAAGTAACAATGCGAATAATCAGTATTGATGTTGGTATTAAAAACTTGGCATATTGTGTTTTCTCTGATGGAACAACGGTAGAAAAATGGGGCGTTGTCGATTTATCACAACAACAATCAGAGAAAGAATCAAAAATATTATGTTCTTGTATAACAACAACAAAAGGTACAAAGAAGAAACCGTCTATTCAAAAACAATGTTCTTCTGCCGCAAAATGGAAGAGAGAAAATGAATATTACTGCGTTACTCACGCAAAGAAGACTGACTATTTAGTTCCCACATTACAACTGAAATCGTCGTATTTTAAGAAACAGAATATGACTTCTTTGAAGCTGATCATGGAGAAACATGGACTTGTTCCTTTAGAGGGAACGAAAAAGGCTGATCTTCTTTCTCTCTTGGATACGCATATACAGAAAATTATATTAGAACCAATAACAACAACTTCTGTCAACGCATCCACTTTGGACCTTGTTACTATTGGTAAAAACCTAAAAACCAAGTTCGATGATCTCTTCAATGGCATTCATATGGATAGAATCATTATTGAAAATCAAATTAGTCCAATCGCAAATCGAATGAAAACAATACAAGGAATGATAGCACAATATTTCATTATGAAGACTTCCAACAATGAAGATTTAGTTATCGACTTTGTTAATTCTGCGAATAAGCTGAAACTTGCACCCCCAGACCACCCATACCTTCCTCCGGACGCATATAAAGAACGTAAAGCACTTGGCATTCAACTTGTCGGGGTTCATTTGACAGATGCTAATTGGTTATCTTTCTTCAATCAATACGGAAATAAAAAAGATGACTTGGCTGATTGCTATCTTCAGGGAATCTGGTATATACAGAATAAATTATAATTACTTATTTTATTTGTATATTCACGATAATATCACTTCTCTCTTCGCTATTATAAATGTCTTTCTCTCTTATTCTCAGAATACCTTTCCCTTTTAGAATATAATACTGCTGTTTTTTTATAAAGAGATCAGCAACTGGTATTTGAAGAGAAGGTATATCAGTAATAGTTATATATTCTTCTTCAAAGAGAGAAGCAGTAAGATTGATAACGAGATTGACCAAAATATTATTATTTTCATCTATCGAAATATGATCAGGTAAGACAGGAACACATTTGACAATAATGTCAGAATCGTCTTCAAAATCCAGCTCTGAATGCCATAATGGAACGAAGAATAGTTTTTCATTAACTTCTAATTTGTATATTCTATCACCAAATAGTTCTGTCAGAGAAGGTTCTAGAATATAAATGTGAACATTGTTATATTTTTCAATAATGATCTTCTTCAATGAATCCAACCATTTCTCTGAAATATGAAGTATATCTCGATATTGAAAGAAATAATTATACATTTCTAAGGCAACTTGTTTATCGATATTCTCAAATATTTTTGCCGTCAAGGTTTCATAGTTAATAAAAGAGAGAAAAGTTGACAATACTGTATCTTCTTTGAAGAACATATTAAAATAATATGAGTAATCTTCTTGTTGTGTTGTTATATCTTCTTCTCCATTCAATAGATCATATGCTTGTCCAATTTTTTGAAAATATGCGGTAGATTCCGCACTATTTTGGTGTTTATCTGGATGATATTTCAGTGCCAGCTTATAATACTGTTTTTTTAAATCCGTTTTATTAATACTTATTTTGCCGTCTAGGTTGAAGATACAATATGCTTCTTGAATATCCATATTCATATAAACCCTATTTTGAGTTTATATGAATTAAAATTATTATAAATTGAATTAAACGATTATTTATTTAAATTATTGGAGAGAATTTGACTTTGAAATAAAATAAGTAATAATATGTTTTTAATGTTATTAGTTTATCAGTAATTTTAAATAACTGATAAAATAAATATTAATCTTCTTTACACACGTTAGCATATCAAATGCCGAATTTTTTATAAAATATATAACATAAATATAAAAATATATGTTATATATTTTATAATGACATCTAAAATACCTTCGCTTGAATTAACCGATAAATTTATTAAAGGATTACAATTTTATGGTTTAACATATGATGAAATTAAAAGTAATAATTGGAAATATTGCGGTGGAAGAGATGGTCGCCATCTTAATTACTTTACACAATGTTGTAAAGATAAAGATTTACCTGAACTGAAAAATAAATGTATTTGTGGGCATAATATTAAAGAAAATTGTTATATAACAGATGGACAACAAATATTAACATTAGGCAATTGTTGTATTAAAAAATTTATTCCAAAAAGTTCAAGAACTTGTGAAGAGTGTGGAGAACCACATAAAAATAGAATAGGTAATAAATGTAATAATTGTATTAAAAAAAATATTATTCCAAAAAGTTCAAAAACTTGTGAAAAGTGCGAAGAACCACATAAAAATAGAATAGTTAATAAATGTAATAATTGTAGAAAAGGCGTTTGTGATAAATGTAGTAAAAAATGCGACGAATTATATAACAAATGTTATAATTGTGCTTTTAAATAATCATACTTCGATATCGTATCCATGAACCAACGAAATAATATAATAGAATAAGTATTCCAAATGATAAATAGGACGATAATTGTTATTATAATATTGAAAAAATCCAAATACTTTTACCATCAACTCCGATATATTTTCTCTCTTAATATGTTTTTTCTGTATCAGTTCGTCAATGATATACCAAATACATTCATTCACATTCAAGTTATAAATGAAGATATCATAAATATAATCTCTAAACAGTAACATATCGCATTGATGTAGAATACTTTGGATTATTTTGTCGCAGATGATCTTGTGAGGTATATTATATTTCGTTGAGACATCGTCCTTCATATTTTTGATACTAACAATATCTTCCAATTTTACAGAAGAAGGTATTTTGTTTGAAAGTATTTTATTATATGTGCTTTTAGTAGGTCTCGTCATATTGATCGTTTCACAAGAACTCAAAATATTATCCGGAATAAAACTGAGATCTTCTGTAATCAACATGAAGATGATATGAATCGACGAAAAATTGTTTTTTTGAATATAACTATAGAAACTTTCTAATAGATCCGAATTGATTTTGCCAAAGTTTTTACATAAGATGATTCCCGATTTGTCTACTTTTGCAGAAAGAATATCGATGATTTGTGTATATATTTCATTCCACAATAGTTTTGAATTACATCCCAAGAGAGACATATCTACTTCATAATGAACATCACTTATTTTAATAAAATATGATTTACTGACGTTCATGTTACCTAATCCAATACTAATTTTCTTTTCATACTTCAAATTACTTGGACTATACATTTTGATACATTTCAAAGCCTGTGTATATTTTCCGATTCCTCGAGGACCATAAAAAATGACATTTTTCAATTGATTGATACTCTTTGGAAATAATTTGAACATATTGCCCAATTTAGGATGAAGGTTTGTTGTTACATTTGCTGAAATATATTCTTCAAAAAGAGTCTCATGGTGCTTCATTGGTTTATATTATTCGATTATTTCTTTATTACAACTTGAACCTATTTTATATTAATATCATATATTACAGAACTTAAAACGCACGTATAATATTACTATAATGTTACTAGTCATTCATATCAATCAATATAATATAGACAACGTGTATTTTATCGAAAATCACAAAAACATCAACGAAAACGACTCACAGAACCCGAATTTTATTCGGTTTATTTATTCTACCAGTCTATTCAGTCTAAATAGCATATCTATTCATATTCCATTGAAGATATCCAATATCGATAAATATTATAGCAAATATAAGTGTTTTTTCTCTCTATTTGAAAATACAAATATTGTTAATTTCATTAAAACGTTGGAATCATCTATACTGAATCATCAATTCATTACGAATTATCATAGTAATAAAACACCATTATTTAAGTTGAGTGAACAGATACAAAGTGGAGAAATAAAGTTATATAATATTGAGGATAAAATCAATCACATTATTCTTAAAATATCTGGTATATGGTGTACAGGAGATATGTACGGAATTACTTATAAGTATTTATCAATGGATAGATTGTAAATATTATCCATTTGTCACATAATTATATATGATTGTGTAGATAATGTATAGATACATAAATAAAATGATGGTTTCTGCTATAACAAAGAAAAGACTTGAACCTTGATCATTAAACATAGAATTTTTATTTAATTCATCTGTCCCGAGTATTGTCATGTTAATGAACATAATTGCAATTATTGTAAATAAAAACATTTGTAAATATGTTTTCATATAGTTGATGACTTCTATATGACTCATTAAATTTTGTTTGTATGATAATATTTGTATAAACCAACAAAGCAATGCTAGAATAAATGCTGTAATTATTAGCAATATTATTTTTGTATATGACAATTTATTTATTAAAGACATTTGAGGAGGTATCCCTGTTGTGATAGTTATAATTCTAATAGCAAATAACATTAATCCTGCAGCTAAAGTGATTGAGCCGATAGTCACACCGTTTCCTGTAATATCGCTACTCATTCCAATTGAAATAATAATGACACTAACCATAATAATTCCAAAAATGATCATCGACATTGCTGATTCATTACTTGTATCAACTTCCAGTGGCATATTATAATGTAATATTATTACATTATAATTCTTATCGATATGCGAACAAATAGATTAATTTTATTCTATATTATTATATTATTAATGAGTCGTTTTGTAACAAATACTACACATCCACTTATTGAAAATGCAAATGAGTTTATGTTATTTAAGAAATATGTGAGTATTCATTCAGAAGATCGTGATGTAATAAAATATCCAAATTCGGGTTATTTTGAGCTTGATTTGCCACAAGATTACTTGAATGTTTCTACTGTCACTTTAAGCAATTATACTTTCCCAATGTATTATAACGTTTTTTCTATTTCTCAGAATAATGTCTTCTTTACTTTTAGTCTTGCTTCGTATAACCCCATTTTACCAATACCAGCATCGTTATCATTAGCGATTAACAATACAGAATTTACTATTATCATTACAGAAGGAACATATACTTCTACGACAATGCCGACTGAACTGACTAACAAAATGAATGAAGCAGTGAATATTTATCTTCTTGCATACATGGCGCAAAATTCTATAGATACTACAGCCTTTATTGCTGCCGGGGGATATACAGGTTTTGTCGTCGTTTTCAATTCAGTGAGTCAAACTCTATGGTTTGGTAATACATCATCTGCTTTTGTTATCACAAATGAGAGTCCTCTATATAGAAGTGAGACACTACAATTGAATGTTTTGTTGCCAGAAGCGGTACAAACTTTCATTAATTGGGGTCTTCCTGCATACTTGGGTTTTTTTCAGTCAAATGCATATTCAAGAACGAGCAAAATTCCTCCTCGATTCTATTATGGAGATGTCGTTTCGGGTGATAATGGTTATTGGCTTGCACCAGCAACGAGCACAAGCGATGTATATTTCTTAGAAGCACCAAGAAAGCTTAATATAGTAGGCGAAAGCTATTTTTATATGGATGTTCAACTCCTAAATACAATGGATGAACTCGCTCCATTTTCTTCACATAACATTAAAAGAGAAACGAGTACAAATCAGTCTAATGGTATTAATAATTCGGCATTTGCTAAAATTCCAGTTGATCCAGCTGGCCAACAAGGTGCGCAATGGTTTAATTCTTCAGCATATAAACTTTTTTATCCACCAGCAGAGAGAATACGCAAGTTGCGTATTAAATTACGGTTTCATGATGGGCGTCTAGTCAATTTTGATAATTTTAATTATTCTTTTTCTCTGATATTTACTATTCTAATTCCACATACTCTTCGAAATGCGACATGTATTGATCCAACATTATCTCAAGGATTTAATAATTCTTTTGGAAATAAATTATCATAATTTGATTTATAAAATATTACCAACTTATATGGTAATATTTTATTTGGTTATTATTTGTATAATAATCTTCTTTATCTTTCAGAGAAACCTATTGGAAGGATTTACAAAAAACCCAAAAGTGATTATATTGGTCGGTGATAGTATTCTAGATAATGAGAGATATGCACAAGAAAGTATAACTGATCAATTGATTCAACAGTTAGACAATAATGAAGACCAAATTATATGTCTAGCAGAAGATAATAGTACAATTAAAAGTACAATGTTTTCTCAGATACCCGATTTGACAAAAGAAGACAAATATAATCATCAAAGCACATATATATTCGTTTCTGTCGGCGGCAATGACATTTTACAGAAAATAGTCTATCAAGATAATTCTCAGAGAAGCTCAGACACACTTTATAGTATAATGACAGATTACTATAATTTTGTCGCCAATATTTCCAAAAAGATGAGCAATGCGAATATTATTCTAATGACACTTTATTATCCACAAGCAAGTCATTACAGAAAATATGATTCTGTCATTAAAGAATGGAATATAAGAGTCAAAGAATGTGCCAAGAAATATCATTGTCGAGTATTGGATTTATCCAAATTTATGACAAATTCTGAAGACTTCTCTCATGACATAGAACCGTCAGATATTGGTGGTAAAAAGTTGACTGAGAATATGATATCTGCTATGGCGTAATTTTGTTTGATTAAATTGAAATAGAAAACTTATATATAATGAATAGTAATTTAAAGAACCAAAACTGTCCACCAACAACAATGAACGTCAAAATTACGCAACTGTGTATGTCATGTAACACACCAGTTAGTGAGAAAATTCTCTACGATTGGATCGATCCAGCCGATAATATCTTTGGATTCAAACTCATTATGCCTTATAGACGGATATTCAGTTTGGCACCACAACTGTATCCAATGAAGATGACGATTGAATGTTGTGAACAACTATATTATAATGTTCTGTGTGTTAAATGTACGGCGAAAAGTGATCATTGGTATTGTTTATCTTGCAACAAAACTTGGTCGAAAGATATGAAGAAATGTGAATTAACGAACGTATGCTTATTATGTATCGAAAAAGAAAAAGAAGATGATATATTGGATTGTTCTTGCGACATGTGCTCGCCAAAATAATAATACTAAATAATAATACCAAATACTAATATAATATTTTTTCTTTATTTTAACTATATATTGAAATGAATACCGACTTTGTAATTGAATCAAAATATGACAATGGAATAGGGTTTATTGAAGTAGATGACACACGAAAACTTGTCAGACATTTTGAATATATATGTGGTTTATCACAACATATTACATTGGATGTATACGAAGACGGATTAATAAAATGTCATGAAAAAATATTGAAATCAACTGATGGACATTTTAATAAAAATAATCCAGAAAATATTATTACTTCAATATTCACAATTGAACTCACTAATAGAGAGAAAATCAATGATGCTATTTTAGAGTTAATTGATAATATATATTTTTCATTATGTGTGAAAATGGGTTTTGAAGAGTTGATTGAAGTGTGTCAAGGTAACACACACATAATCTATTGCGATATTCCTTTACTATCACATGGAATAACTTATGACATGTATGGTATTAGGTTAATGCTGTTCAAAGAAACATTTAACACATTGCGCACATTGAAAAAACTATATGAAAAAATTGTTATATTTTAAGTTTTCTAAAAACACACCATGTTCAAAAAAAATTGAAATACTATTTTCAATTAGCATAGATGTTACTCAAAAAAACAACCAAGTGTTTAAAAAACTCAAAACCGCAAAAAACGAAAACAGAAATGAATTCTCAACAACAAATCAAAATTGAAGAAGAAGTAAGTGTGTCACAAAGTTCAACAGAATTAATGTGTCCTTCTTTCCAACAGATTACAATTCCAGAAGAACTCAGAGAAGATGAAGAATTGAACGCAATGGTTATGAAATGCGAACTCATGCGCCAAGAAATCGTCCGCAAAATTGACAGCAAAATGATGGAAATACGCATCCAAGCAGAATTGGATAAGATCGAAGAAGAAAACCAACAATTGGAAGAACGCAAATGTCTTGCGGATGAAGAATTCCAACAATTGGAAGAGAGAATGCGTCAATTGACAGAACAAAAATGTCAAGTTGAAGAGCAAATACGCCAAAACAATGAACGAAAACTTCGTGTTCCAGAACAGTTTATAAGAAGTTCATCGGTTCCTGATCCAGAGCCAGAGCCAGAACCAGAACCTGAACCAGTGGTTGTTCTCGAGCCATTGCCAAAAGAGAAGATGAACACAGACTTTGTGATTGAATCAAAATATGACAATGGAGTGGGTCTCATTGAAATAGATGACACGCGAAAGCTTGTCAGACATTTTGAGATGAATGAATCAGATTCAACAAATGGAGGACGACATATTACATTGGATGTATATGAAGATGGATTGATAAAATATCATGAAAAAATGATTTGGTGCTGTCGTGAAAAATGTAATGGACGAGAATACACGATTGTTGATACATTCACAATTGAACTCACGAATGGAGAGAAAATCAATGATACCATTTTGGAGTTGATTGACAATATATATTCTCCATTCTGTGAGAAAAAGATGGTTGAGGGTTTTCACAGAATGGATGGAATGGTTCAATATCCATATATTTCTCCTATAATGCGAACCTTTAGTAGAGGACAAGGCAACGATACTTTTGGTCGCATCGCTTTGTTCAAAGTGACATTCAACGCGTTGCTCACATTGAAAAAGATGAATCCATGAGTTCGCTATGTTTTGAGCGACGAAACCCATTTGACTATATTGTTTATAGGACATGTCATATAATCTTCGGGCAATCCATCCAATGAATAGAACTTCGGTTTTCGCATTTTCATTGTTTTGAAAAAGATATATGGCTGTCCTTTTTTATTTGTTCGAATGCTCATATTATCATTGATTACTCGTAAAATAGAAGAAGGTGTAACAGTATTATTATTATTCTTTTCTAAAGATAAAGAGAGAAGTTGTCGATACATTGATCCACATACATCGGCATAAGATGTAGTTCCTTTCAATATATTATCCAAATCGTCTTCCATTGATTGTGTATATTTATAATCGAATAATGCCGAATGATTCACAAGCAAATACTCCATCACTTTGATACCCAATGGTTGAATAACTAATTTATTATGTTCTTTGTTGCGTTCTCTCTTTACAACCTTTTTCTGTATATCAGTATCAACCAATTCATAGTTTGTAGAATACTCATCTTCTGTATTTTCATAACTAATTGTTTGTTTGACTACATATTTTCTTTCTTGAATCTTTTGAATCAGAGAAGAATACGTAGATGGCCTACCAATTCCATGTCGTTCTAATAGTCGCAGCAAATCTGTCTCAGACAAATGTTGACATGTATTATTATATATGGTTTTACTAACGATCTTCTTATAAGGAACAATAGAATCCATTTTAAAATGAAGAAAATAGTTATATTCTGTATTATCGATCTTCGTATTTTTTACGATATGCCATCCTTGAAATAATATATTTTCATTTTTTCGTGTATACTTCAAATCAAATGGTGCTTCAATAAACACTGTTTGTTCTTCGTATTGTACTGGTGACATAAGACTCTCCAATGATGTTTCCCAAATGAGTCTATATATTTTTCTCTCTTTCGATCCATAGACAGGATGTAATTGTTTGAGATGAATATTAGTTGGGCGGATTGCTTCATGTGCATCATCAGAGAAATCATCAGTTGTCATAGAGCCAAGGTATTGTTCATTATTATATTCTTTACAAATGAATTCTTTTACAGAAGAGAGAAACTCGCGACTATAATGAATCGAATCAGTTCGCATATAAGTAATAAACCCTTCCTCATATAGTTGTTGACAGATCTTCATTGTGTCACTAGTAGAATAGGGACTTGCCTGTAGAATTCTGGAAGTAGTCAATGGCATAGGCGGTGCTCTTATTTTCTTTTCGATAGAAGAATATATTTTATGTTGAAAGATACATGTATGTTCTAAAAAGGTCAATACTTCTGGTTCTGTATCATATTGTTGATTCAGTTCAAATGGAACCGATTTTACAGTGAAATAACCAATAATTGTGTATTTTATAGAAGCATCTTTCTTGTCAATCGCCTTTAAATGATTATCATATACTAATTTCAGTGTTGGGGTCTGGCATCTACCTGCTGATAAGGCTGCTGTATTTGCTATATTTTTCCACAGAAGAGGACTCACTGTATATCCAACCATTAAATCGATAGATTGTCTTGCCTGTTGAGAGAAAACACGATTCATATCTATTCGTTCCGGTTGCTTTATTGCTCGTTGAATAGCCTCTTCTGTTATTTCTCTGAATATAATGCGCTTTGTATCATCGATCGACAATTCGAATAGGTCACATATATGCCATGCAATTGCCTCGCCTTCTCTATCATCATCTGTTGCTATTATGACTTCATAAGCAGTCTTGATCGCCTTTCGAATGGATTCAACTAGTGCCTTCTTTTTATCGCAGATAGTATACTTTGGTTTAAATCCATCAGCAATATTTAGATGATTAAGAGATACGACTTCTCTAAAATGCCCGAAACAAGCAATCACTTTATATCCTGGTCCAAGATATGTTTCTATTTTTTTGCATTTCGCCGGAGATTCGACTATTACCAATTTCTTTGAAAAATTCATACATCTATACATCTGTATTTATATTATATACATGTTCTATTTATATAATATAACTAGAAACACAGAACAGCGTAATTTCTTTAAGAGTTTAAAATATATATAATATATATGAATCAGTCTTTTACACAGAATTCATATGATGAGTATATTATTTACACTAAAAGTGGATGTGATTTCTGTAAAAAGTTGAAAAACTTATTGGTTAATGAAAAAAAAACATTCAAAGAAGTAAATTGTGATAAGCAATTGACTAATAATAGAGAACTGTTTCTCTCTTCTGTCAAAATAGCAACTGGTAGAGATTGGAGAACCTTCCCAATCGTATTTACGAATAATACTCAATTCATTGGAGGATATACTGAAACAGTAAATTATATTGAAAGAGAGAAAAGCTTTGGTTCATTTTGAATATTAATTTGTTTAAATTTGATAAAAAATAAACACGTATAAAATCTAAACATTTATTGAAATAATTGAACAAATATGGAAAATACAAGATTAGAAGCTAGTGAATTATGGAACACTGTAATGTTGGATATAAAAAAAACTAAATCCAAATTTAAGTTTTTTATAAAAACTATAAATAATAATTCTGTACTGATGAGTTTTTTATCAACTGAAGTGATTACTCATTTAAAGGAATTAACGAAATTGTGGAATAATAATAAAAATGCTAACATAGATTATTATTTTAAAATGAAAGAACATCATTCACATATAAATTGTAAAATAACAAATGAACTATTGAAAAATATGTGGGAAGAATATATAAATTGCTGTTTAGAATTTAGAGTAAAATTAATGAAATTAAATAATTTATGTAATAGTTTAACTGATTAAAATCAAACTACATTGAAAGAGAGAAAAGCTTTGGTTCATTTTGAATATTAATCATAATCCATAATCATAATCAGAGAAAGAATTATAGGTTTAGTTTCCATTGCTTCCAACTAATATTAATTGGTTCTATGACCGTTTCCGTCTTTTCGTATATTTTGTCAAGTTTTTCTGATTTCTTCAAAGCACTATCAATATAAATGTTCTTCAACAACTTGCCTATTTGAAAAGATCCCTCATGTTGATCGATCTCTCCATTTTCTATTTGAGATAATGTGTCGATAAACAGAAACAACATTTGAATATCAATTTCATCCTTTTTGACACGATTATATATATCAGTATAATGTGTAAATAAGAAAGAACACTTTTCAATAGAAATAATGTTCAATCCTTCTAAATCATCCTTATATTCTTCTTTTAATAAGAGCAATTTATGTATATCTTCTTTTAACAAAGGACTGTGTTTTAGAGTTCTTATTTTTTGCGTTTGATCCTCTACATTGTTCATTTTTATTAATTTTTGTAATTGTAACTGTTCGTTTTCATTCATCGTAATAATATAATTATTGAAAAATAATTATATTATTTAACTAATATATGAAAGGAGGAATTGCTTTTCCACAAGGTTATTCACCATCGATTGATTTACCAGGCGGTTCACCTAGTCAGGCGGCACTAGCAATTAATGCGAATACACAAGTTGTAAAAGGGGCTGATTCTAAAGGTGGTGCTAAAGGTGGTTTTAAAGGCGGTGCTGCGACATTTGCTGTTACAAACGTCCAAACTTCAAGTTATCCAACAAATTATCCAGCAGATGCAACGAGTAGCAAACTTATGCAAATTCAAACACAACAACTCGTCAATTCGCAAGAAGATTCTGCTGCTATTATTTCTAAAGGTGGCCGAACAAAGAGACGTTATCGTCGTCGAAAGCAGAAACAAAGAACCACAAAAAGAAGATATAGGAAACGCAGTCGTAAATATCGTAGGTAAATAAGGTTGTTCGATAAAGAATATATATTATTATTATATCATATGCTTGGAGATATGCTATTAATAATATTTGTGACATTTTGGACTATTTTATTAATGTATGTTCCTTATATACTAGGACTAAAACAGAATATCATCGATGATTGGGCAAGTTATAGATGTAATCCAATTGTATTACCGATTGCCGGATGGATAAATAAAGAAAATGATCAAAGTGCATCTGAAGCGACCTCACAAAATTTTCAATATTGCACACAAAATATTATGGGTAGTTTTATGGGATATTTATTGGAACCATTGAACTTCATTACTAGCGGTTTGGCTAATATGGGTGGCGAGGTAATAGATAGTTTAAATTATGTGAGGGCCGTCATTAGCAATGTGAGAGATTTTTTTATGAATATCGTCCAAAGTCTAATGAGCATATTTACCAATATTATAATCGAGTTTGTTAAAATATTCATTGGAATTAGAGATTTAGCAGGAAAGATGGTTGGAGTAGTATTAACAATAGTGTATGTATTAGAAGGTCTCAGTTTATCTGGAGAGTCATTGATGAATGGTTGGGTTGGAGATATTTTTAATGTAGTCTGTTTTCATCCAGATACAATAATTCAAAAAATAGATGGAACAAAATGTAAAATGAGTGAATTATCTTTAGGAGATAAAATAGACGGAAATAGTGAAGTTCAAATTATTATGAAAATAAAAAATACACCAAGAGTGAAATTCTATAAATTTGTAAATGGAGAAGAAAATATATATGTTACAGGATCACACTTGATTTATTTGAATGAAAAAGATGGATATATACCAGTAGCCGAACACTCGGATGCGGAATCGACAGAAGATATAAGCGATGAGTTGTGCTGCCTAGTTACAGATAATCATAATATAAAAATAGGTAAATATGTCTTCCATGATTGGGAAGATGATAAGGCAAGAGAGAAATATGAGTATAATAAAATGATTATTTAATATATTATAAGATATGTCGGATGATGAACAAAATAAAATAAACAAACAAGGTGCGATAGATAGGGTAATGTTATTATATAGTAAACAAGGTTACTTTAATCTATATGGTCCAACTATTATTTACTTTATTTTTATGATTTTTGTATTGTTCTTAGTCATATCTTTTACGAAAGCGATGATGAATATCAAATATTTAAGTGATAATTGGGAAACAGAGAGATGTAGTCCTTCTGTCATGCCATTTGCCGGATTAATCAATTCTGCCAGGAATTGTTATGACATCCTCGACCGGCCCAAATCGGATTATTCCGCAATTTTCCGAAATGATACACAATGACGAATTCGGTCTGTTTGTGTTTCGAATTAATACCC